CCCTTTACGCCGGCTCTGATTTTGAGACCAATGATACGGATACTCTTACCGGCACAACCGGAACTGACGGCTCAGTAACCGTTGGTGTGGCTGGGACGGACGGCACCCTCTACGTTGAAAACCGCACTGGTTCCACCGGGACGTTCCAGATAACACTGCTATAAGGAGAAAGTGCATGGAACCGAAATACACCGCCCGGAAAATTGAGGGCACAAACACCGGATGGGAAGTGACTGAAAACGAGACGGGCAGAAAGAGCATCGTATTCTGCAACGCCAATGCAAACACCGCGGAGGACGCCGTGGCAGTTCTGGAAGCCTTGTCCGAGAAAGACGAGAAACCGTCAGAATCCCCCAAAAATTAGTTGTTTATGGATGTTGGACGCCGATTCTCGCTTTTCCTTATGGATATTTTATGAGTAACCCTTACCGAGACTATAAAACCAACTTCAGGAATGTTCGACCTTACAATGTAAGGTATGAGCCTAGTATTGCCCGTTATTTTGTTGGTGATAAGCGGTTCACTCGTGCTTTTGAGGCTGAGGACTATGCTCGGTATCTCTTGGCTTTTGGTTCCTTCTATCCCTATTCGGTTGATGAGAATACCCCCGATCTAGTTTCTGCTTTTGCAGACGAGAAATACAAAGCCAACGATTCCAATCAAACCTTCCCCTCCCTCTTCAACTTCTCCCGCCCCTCCACCGCCACCTATGTGGACAGCACGGGCACCCTCCGCACCGCTGCATCCGGCGAGCCTCGGCTTGGGCACCACGTCTGGGATGGGTCTCAGTGGGTGAATAAGGGGTTGCTGTTGGAGAGTGAGAGTAGGACTAACGTCACACAACATAACGACAGCTTTACCGGCTGGGAAAAAGTTGGAGTCACGGTTTCTAGAGACCCTTCTGAGGTTTCTCCTGACGGTAATTCTGCTTGGCTGATTTCTGCCGATCTTGGTGTGACCTCTTTTAGGTTAGCAGACAACAATGCTGTTGATAGAGTCCCAGTAGAGAAATCTTGTGTCTCTGTTTACTTAAAGCAAGGCAGCACGAGGTATGCAGTTTTTGGTTATGGAGGGGCAAGAAATGCTATTGTTGTCTTTGACTTTAGCTCAGAGCAAGTGGTTGATGCCTCGGCTACGGGTGAACCACTACCGGAAAACATAAATGTAACAAATGAAAGTAACGGCTGGTTTCGTGTTTCCTTTACCGTCTCCTCCTCAAACAGACCCGGTAGGGGTTTTGGCGTTTTCCCGTCGAACTCTGACGTTGCTCCCACCAGCTTGGATCTCCACAACCAAACATCGTCCAGCGACGTAAATGATACCGTTTACATTGCTTTTCCTCAAATAGAGGAGGGGGCAACACCTTCGTCTCCTATTATCACCAACGGCTCTGCCGTCACCCGCGCGGGGGAATCCCTGAGCATCCCTGCGGCTCTGCTGCCCTATGACTCCACGGCAATGAGTATCGCTATGGAGGGGGAGATGACGTATGAACAAGATGACAGATTCGACACAGTTGTGCCAATTTTTTGGAATGTTAATCTTTTCAATCAAATCAGGATAGCTCTATCGACCGTTGGGGCAGACATTGGAAAATTTTATTTTAGGCAAGACGTTGAAGGCGATAGTAGTGAAGTTTTTACGGACATGGATGCTTACTCCCCCGGCATCAACGTCCCCTTCAACATCGCCTCCCGCCATACCTCAAGTGACATTAACGGCGCATTCGATGGCACAGCCCTGACCGCAAACACAGACCCAACAGCCCTACCCGATCTTTCCACCACCGACCTCGACCTCGGCTTTGACTTCATGGGCACCATCAAGACCTTCCGCATGTGGTCCCTCGGCCTCACGGACACCCAACTTGAGGAGGCTACATCGCCATGAGCATCTTCATCGGTGGAACCGAAGTCTTTGTGGCGCTGAACGGCGACATGGTGGACGCAATCGTGCGGGCCAAGGACCGAGCCACCTTTGGGGCCGCTGCTGTATCCGTGGGCCTGCTCACAGAGGAAACGGACGAAGAGGGCCAGACCTTCCTCCGCCCCGGCTCAGGTGTCCACATCGACCACATCGGCCCGGTGGAACTCACGCCCGGTGAATACGACCCGGAGACCGGCGAGGAGATCACGGCCCCCACCTATGACCATAGACACCATGCCAATATCCGCCTCGTGGGCTACGCCGTGGAGCGACTGGCAGATGATGGTGTGACCCCCTATTGGCAGACGTGGGCGAAGGAGTGGACCGAGAACGGACAGCCTGACCCGCAGGTAAATGCTCAGGAGCGGGGGCGTGTTCTTTCAGATGTGGTGCTGATTGACCCGGATAGTATTAAAACCCCTACTAGAATTTGGGCTGATTAAAAATGTCTAAAGGAACTCCACTCCCTTACAGCAAGAACGTAGAGAACCGTATCCGTAAACTCATGCGGGCTGGCGTCTCAATCCGTGTGATTATGGATAACATACAAACCCTCCCGGATGCCCCTAAGTCGGTAAACACCCTTTACAGTAAGTATGGTGATGTTATCTCTGAGGAGCGGGCTAATCTCCAAGAGGAAATTGGTAATGCTGTAATGTCTGGTGTTCGTGAGGGTAATCCTAAGCTGATTGAGTTTGCTGCTCGTGCTAAAGCTGGTTGGAACCCCGCAGTTAAGGTTGAAGAACAAGATTCCGATGAACCGGATGAGAACACCGACGCTATTGAACGTCTGGCAAACCTTCTCGGTAAAAAGAACGACTGATTTTGGCTTACGGTAATCTCCCCATTTCTGCTGCTGACCTTAGGGCACTCTCCGAGGAAGAATTGGATGAGGCTCTTAGTCAACTTACGCCTAAGCAAGCGGAGGAGATTCTTTACACTTGGGAACTCTGGGCACGTCCTAACCAACTTGAGCCTGTTCAACTGCGGGATGGTGAGAAGGATTTCTTTCTTTACGTAGCCGGGAGAGGTAGTGGCAAAGACACCAAGAACTCAACCCCTATTTTGACCCATAATCGTGGCTGGACTACCATCGGTGAGATCGAAATCGGGGACTATGTTTACGCTTGGGACGGAACCCCGACCAAAGTCATTGACACATATAGTCCTCCCAAAAGGGCACTTGTCGAGTTTACTTTTTCTGATGGTGCTACTCTCACCACTAGCGTTGAACATGAATGGGTGACTTGGACTCACAGAGACCGTAAACAGTATAATCGTAAAGACCGAGACTCGGTTATTCCCTACAACTGGCCTAACTGGAAAGAATCTGTTAACAACGTTGGTCAGAAAGATTACAAACCCTTTGTTGGTCCCGAAGTCAGAACCACTCAAGAGATCATTGATACCTTCACGCATTCTAGCCGTAATGACTTAAACCACTCAATCCCGATGTGTAAACCTATTGAGGGTAAGCACAACGAAGAGATTGAAGACCCTTACTACCTTGGCTATTGGCTCGGTGACGGTTTCTCGGCAAGCCTTCATAGTTTGGCCTGCGGCAAAGAAGACGAGTGGTGGATTTACAAAAACTGGCCTGAGTTTAAGGAAGTCGGACCTTGCGTCTATCGTGGTGTGGCCGGTAGTAAGAACTTTCTCAAGCGTCTTGGCCTTTACAAAAACAAGCATTTTCCCGAAGAAGCCATTCTCGCTAGTGTTGAACAACGTCTCGCTATCCTTCAGGGCATGATGGACTCTGATGGGTATGCTGGCGGCAATAGCGTTGAGTTTATGTCCACTAACAGAAGTCTGGCAGACGGGGTTCTTTACCTTGCACGGTCTCTTGGTCAAAAGCCTGTTCTCTCGGAAGGTAGGGCTACTCTGGACGGTAAGGACTGCGGACCTAAGTATCGTGTGACTTGGCGTCCTGCCTATGGTATTAACCCGTTCCGTCTCCCCCGCAAGGCTGAGAAAGTTACCTTCGGTGGTAGTCAGGAAATGCGTAACCACCATCGGATGATCGTAGACTACAAGTTTGTTGAATGGGAACCGACGACTTGTATTTCTGTTGAGCATCCTGACCATCTGTTCCTTGCTGGTGAAGCCCTTATCCCTACACACAATACTCGGGCAGGTGCAGAGTGGGTTCGCCATCGAATTAAATCTGGTGACAAAATCATCAATTGTGTAGCCCCCACTAACTCTGATATTCGTAGGGTTATGGTTGAAGGCGAATCCGGCCTCCTGAATGTGTGCTGGAAGAATGATAAAACCTATCGTGGCGGCAAGATGGGCTACCCCGAATGGTCCCCTACTAATCGAACCCTTACTTGGGAGAATGGTGCTAAAGCCCTTTTCTTCTCTGCTGAAGACCCAGAGCGACTTCGTGGACCGCAAGCGGAGGCTGCATGGTGTGATGAGGTGGCTGCTTGGCGTAATATGCGAGAGACTTGGGACATGTTAATGTTTGGCTTGCGCTTGGGTAAACATCCCAAGACAATGGTCACAACTACCCCCAAGCCGGTTCGCCTTCTTCGGGAACTCTTGGCTTCTGATAGGTCTGTAATTTCTAGGGGTTCAACCTACGACAACCTAGACAACCTAGCGCCTAGCTTCATCAAGGGCATGAAAGAGACTTATGAAGGCACTCGGCTTGGTCGTCAGGAGCTTTACGCTGAAGTCCTTGAGGAAGCAGCGGGCGCTCTTTGGTCTAGTGAACTTCTCGACAAGGCCGCTCTACAGCCTAATGAAGTCCCCACTAAAGACCAACTAGAGCGTATTGTAGTCTCTGTAGACCCTGCAGTAACCTCCAACGAAGAATCGGACATGACAGGAATTGTCGTGGCTGGTATTGATGTAAACGGTATTGGCTACGTCCTTGAGGATGCCACTGAGCAACTTAGTCCCTCCGGTTGGGCCAAAAAGGTTATTGAACTCTACTACAAGTATCAAGCCGACAGGATTGTAGCCGAGAGGAACCAAGGCGGGGATATGGTCCGTTATACTATTGAGACTGAAGACCCCACTGTTCCTATTCGTCTTGTGAGTGCATCCAAAGGTAAGAAGGCTAGGGCTGAACCCGTAAGTGCTCTCTATGAGCAAGGGAAAGTCAAACATGCACCCGGTCTTGATGCCCTTGAACAACAAATGGTGACTTGGGAACCGCTTGGCTCTGTTGGTTCTCCCGACCGTCTTGATTCGCTTGTTTGGGGGCTAACGGAACTGATGCTTGGTGGTATCTCCCGTCCTCAAATCAGCATCGGCTACCAGTCGGAAAAAGATATTAAAGAAAGCGCGTAATGGAAGACCTTTCTAAACCTCAGGCTAAAAAAGAACTTGGTGTCTCCGGTAAGAATATCTACACTGGAGAAATTCGTGCTGATGAGTTCCTTCGTGAGCTTAAAGGTAAGAAGGGTGTAGCCAAGTATCGTGAAATGCGTGATTCGGACCCCACCGTTGGGGCTATCATGTATGCTGTTGAACAAGTCCTGAGGGATGTCCCCCGTAAAGTCAAGCCTGCTGACAACAGTGATCGTGCTCGTGAGATGGCGGATTTCGTTGAGGGGATTTTCGAGGATATGGACCATACCCTTGACGATCATATCTCTCAGGCCGTCTCCTATATTTCCTATGGCTTTTCCACTTTTGAGGTTGTCTATAAGCGTCGTGGTGGGACTGAGACCAATGACCCCAAGAAGTATTCCAAGTTCAACGATGGTTTGATTGGTGTAAAGAAACTTGCCCCTCGTGCTCAGTGGACTATTGAACGCTTTGATGTAGATAATAAGACTTCGGAACTTAAAGGTCTGTGGCAGGAAGTCACTTACGGTGGTGGCGGTAACTATATCCCTGCTACTAAACTCCTTCATTATTGTTCTGTAACCCAGAATGGTGATCCTTCGGGTCGTAGTGCTCTTCGTAATGCTTATTCGGCTTACACCTACCTTACAAAAATCCAGATGATCGAGGCGATTGCCATTGAGCGGGAACTTCACGGTGTTCCGGTTGGACGTATCTCTGCTGAATACCTTTCCCCTAATGCAACTGATGACCAGAAGGCAGTCCGTAGAGACCTCGAGAATATCCTTCGTGATCTAAAGATGAATGAACAGGGTTACGCGGTCCTTCCCTCGGATGTGTATGTGGACCAAGACGGGAACCCCACTAATCAGCGTATGGTCGATATTGAACTGATTACCTCAGACGGGAATAGGAATATTGACATTGATCCTGTAATCCGTCGTTATCAACACGATATTGCCCGCTCTGTTATGGCTGAGTTCCTTATGCTTGGTGGTGGCTCCACTGGTTCCTATGCTCTCAGTAAATCCAAGACTGATCTGTTCCTTCGTGCTCTGGAGAGTTACATCAATATTATCTTCGATGTGCTTAACAAACAACTGATTGAACGTCTCTGGAAACTGAACGCATTTGACTTTGATCTTATGCCCAAGATGGTTCCGGGCGACATTGCTCCCCACGATCTTAAGGAACTTGGTGCATATCTTCGTAATCTCTCTGGTGCTGGTTTTGACTTCACTAATCAGCCCGAAGTTGTGCAAGCCCTTATGGACAATGCTGAGCTTCCCTTCGATCAAGATGAGTATGTCCAGAATCCCGCTGGTCCTGAGCGTGTCCCCAATCGTCAACAAAGGGCTAATGAGTAATGCCCTCATGGAACAGGCAACAGTTTGAGAACCACGGTCTGTCCATTGGAAAGGGTGAGGTTCCGGGTTACTCCGCTGTCTATAAGAATGGTCTTAACAACGACATTGACCAAGGCGCTATTGACACTGTATGGACCGCTGGTGGCCCCTACCCTTGGTCAGCCCTAGACACCCCTCAAACCCTCTTTGTGCAGTCCACAGACGCCTCTGACGTAGGCACAGTCACTATTGAGGGACTTGATGAGAATTGGGAGGCTGTCGAGGAGACGGTCTCTTTCAATGGTCTCACTTCGGGGTCTACTTCTAACACATTCCGTCGTGTAAATGAAGCTATTTACGACAATGGTAATGACGAGAATGTTGGTGAGATTACCGTAAGGACTGGTTCCTCTAGTGGGACTGTTGTAGCGCACATTGACTCGGGACTGTCTCAAACCCTTCAAGCTGTATATAGCGTTCCTCTTGGCTTCACTGCCTTTGTTGTAATGCTGGATTTTGGTTGTCAAAAGGGTGAAGACGCACAATTTAGAGCTTTCGTCAGGGGCGGGGGAGAAGGTCGGTTCCGTATCGCTCACATCGCTGAAGTCTACCAGAATTGGTATCGGTATGATTTCAACGTCCCTCCCGCATTTCCAGAGAAGACAGATATTGACATAAAAGTAGCTCTGGTTGAGACCAATAACACACGAACCTTCTCTAATTTCTCTGTAATCCTGATTGAAAATAACAAACTGAGACGCTAATGCCTAGTCCCCGAGATAACGAAGCCAAAGACGATTTCCTTTCCCGTTGTATGGGGTCCGATGAGGCCAACAGGGACTTCCCTGACCAAGACCAACGATATGCTTTCTGTAATTCCCAGTGGGTGAATAAAATGGACCTTGTAAGAAAATACCAACTGACTGAACATGTGTTCTCTAATTCCCTTATGGCAAGGTCCAAGTCTCGTGATATGGGTCTTGATGGTCGTATTCATGTTCACGAAGTTGATGGTCAAGCCTACTACATGCCGGGTTCTTCCCACGGGGAATACATGAGCCACATGGAACCCGGAGAGTATGAATACCCCGAAGAAGATGACATGATGGAAGCCCTTCGTGTCGTTGTTCGGGAAATCCTTAACAAGAAAGATTACAAACTGCCCAAGTCTGCTCGTAACAATGCCCAGCAAGTTCTCGATTGGAAGGACAAGTATGGGGATGAAGTTAAGGGTATGACTGAGACTGGGTGGCGTAGGGCACGTCAACTAGCAGAGAATGAGTCTGTTGGTGCTGAGACTGTCCGGGCAATGGCTCAATTCAATCGTCACCGTAAGAACTCCAAAGTAGCCGAAGAACACAAGGATGAGCCTTGGAAGGATGCTGGTTATGTTGCTTGGCTAGGTTGGGGTGGTGACACTGGTATTGATTGGGCAATAGAACAAAGCGAGAACATGGAGAAAGCAGATAACGTAAAAGTGGGGGATAGGGTCTCGTGGAACTCCTCGGGTGGCACAGCCCGTGGCATTGTCCGCGAGATTGTCCGTGATGGCAACGTCCCTGATATTCCCGTGAAGGTCACTGGTTCTGAGGAAGAGCCTGCGGCCCGTATTGAGATTACAGATGACGACGGTAAGCCCACCGGAGAGATGGTTGGTCACAAGGTTTCTACTGTCTCTAAGGCTATGTGTGAAGACGACTTTAAGGTTCTCAAGGTTGACGAAGAACAAAGGCTGATTTTCGGCTGGGCTAGTGTCACCAAAGTCAACGGTGAACTTGTTGTGGACCGTCAAGGTGATGTAATTAGGACTGAGACACTTCATAAGGCAATTAATGACTTTATGAAAAGTGTGCGCGTCGGTAAGGTCATGCACTCTGGTGATCGTGTTGGTGATATTATTCACTCCTTCCCGGTTTCCAAAGACATTATGGACGCGCTTGGAATCCAGACTGACAGGGAGGGTTGGATTGTTGGCTACTATGTAGAAGATGATTCAATTTGGGAACTTGTCAAATCTGGTAAATACACGGAGTTTTCCATCGGCGGTAGAGGTCATAAGGAGGAGTTTGGTGGCTGAAGAAATTATTAACCTAGAGCTAGATGAACTGAGCCTTGTGGGTAAAGGTGCCAATCAGTATGCGAAGGCTCCAATTTTCAAGTCAGATATTTCTAATGGAGATGTAACAAAAATGACTGAAGATCAGAAGGCAGAGCTGGACAAAATGTCCGATGCCATGAAGAAGAAGATGAAAGAGTATATGGAACAGAAGGGCATGTCCTACGACAAAGCCAAAGCCATGTGCAATGAAGAGATGCGTAAGTCCTATGAAGAGGAAAATGAGCGTCTTCGGAAGGCACTTATTGATAATGGTTTTGTAATCAAGTCTGATTCCATTGAAAAGAAGGCGGCTGAAGAGTTTATTGAATTTGAAGGTGAGCAAGTCGCCAAAAGTGATATTCCTGCCCCCGTTCTCAAGGCCCTCGAAGAAGCAGAGGCTAAAGAGCGTGAAGCCAAACTTGAGAAGCGGGCTAATGAAGAACTCCCCCATTGGGATCAAGAAGTCGCCAAAGGTATCCTCAAGTTTGATCTTGATGACAAAATCCTTGAGGCCCTTAAAGCTGCCGATGCTGCATTTGAAGCAGTTATGACCGAAAAAGGTGAATCGGACGTTGATGGTGACATGAGTGATCCGGCAAAAGCCCTTGAAAAGCGTCAGAAGGAACTGATGGAAGAAAAGGGTCTCACTAAGGAAGCGGCAATGGCTGAACTCGCCAAGAGCAAAGAAGGCCGTGACCTTATCAACAAAGCATATTACGAGAAGGGTTAATAACTATGTCCACGCAAGGTGCTCAAATCCGTGAGTCGATGATCGCAGGTGCGGACCTGTCCACGGCTCAGTTCACGTTTGTTAAAATGAATACCACCGACCGCACTGTTGTCGCCGCAGGTGATGGTGAAGCTGCCTTCGGTGTTCTGATCAATGACCCGGAGTCGGGTGAAGCAGCCACGGTTGTCACGCATGGCCGTGTTCTCGTTGAGGTCGGCACTGGTGGCCTGACCGCAGGTGACTCGGTTGGTGTGGATGCCAATGGTGAGGCTGTTACCGCTGCTACGAGTGATGTGATTGTCGGCGTTTGTGTCGATGGTGCATCGGCTGGTGAGCGAGCAACGATTGACTTCTTCCGTGGCGGCAACGCTGCGGCCTAAAGCATAAAGAAAGGAATTAACTAATGCCTATGCTGACCCCCAATTCGGTCCATATTGACCAACCCCTCACGAACCTTACGGTCGCATACATGCAGTCTACGGATAACTTCGTGGCAGATCGGGTGTTCCCGAATGTCCCTGTCCAGAACATGACTGACAAGTATTACATCTATGACCGTGAGAACTTCAACCGTTCGGGCGAGCGTAAGCCCCTTGCACCGGGCACTGCCCCTGAGCGTGTTGGTATGGCAATCTCGACGGATAGCTANTCGGTCAAGACCTTTGGTATGGCTCATGCGTTTGANTTCCAGACGCTTGCCAATGCTGATGATCCGCTTCAACTCCGTTCGGCTGCTGCAAACCAACTGCAAATGCTGAACATGATTGATCGTGAACTTGACTGGATGAGCAACTACTTCGCTTCGGGTATCTGGGACACTGAATACACTGGTGTTGGTTCTAGCCCCTCGGCTGGCGAAGTCATTCAGTGGGATGATTACACGAACTCCACTCCGATTGTTGATGTGCGTAATGCCAAGCGGGCTGCTACCCTTGCCGCAGGTGGCTTCACCCCGAATGTGATGGTTGTTACCCGTGACGTGCATGACACCCTCTGTGACCATCCGGACATTCTGGATCGTCTCAACGGCGGTGCTACCACGGTGAATCCGGCCCTTGCAGAGCGTGAGGAACTTGCCCGTATCTTCGCTGTGGACGAGTATCTTGTCATTGATGCAATCCACAACACGGCTGCTGAAGGTGCTGCTGAAAGCAATTCCTATGTTGCCGAGAAGAAGGCCGCTCTGTATTATCGTCCGGTTGCTCCGGGTCTCATGGTTCCGGCTGCTGGCTACAACTTCGTCTGGGATGCACTTGAGAACTCCTCGGGCTACGGTGTGAACGTCCTTTCCTTCGAGAATGATGAACTTGCTCGTCAGGGGATTGCTCAGGAAATCCAAGTGATCCAAGCCTACGACCAGAAGGTTGTCTCGTCGGAGATGGGCGTGTTCTTCAACCAGATTCTCGGTTAATAGGAGATAAGAAATGACCCGACACCACGTCCCTCTTCAATTTGACCGTCCCCTTTTTGTAAAACTCCCCTTTACGTCTCATTCCAAGAAGTATGAACGTGGGGATGAATACCCTTGGGATATTCTCGGGGTGGATAAAGACAAGGTTCTAACTCTTTACAATAAGGGTTACATCCACCACAATGAAGCCTTTGAGAAAGATCGTAAGGGCACCATTGGGGACGGTCTTAATGAGGCAACTATCGACCAACTGCATATTCTTGTTGACCAGATCAATGAGAAGGTGAAAGAGAAGGCAACCTCCAAAACGGAGTATGAGAAAAAGAAGTGCCGTAAGTCCACCCTCAAGGACAAGCAGATTGGTCACATCCGTCGCTGGCGAAACCTTTATGGAAGTATGGAGTAATACTGAATGTGGTCCTACGATGAGACTTCTCTCGGGACCGACAGTGCCGCAGAGCGATTGAACTCTGTCAGGTGGCTTGTCGGGGATACGGATGTAAATGATCAGCAGGTCCAAGACGAGGAGATTTCCTTTGCCTTGGATCAAACTGGGTCTAACATCTACTATGCTGCATCTTATGTGGCTAATGCCATTGCGGCAAAGTATTCCCGGCGGGTCACCGTTGATCTTGATGGCGCTCTACAGGCTGAATACTCTGACCTTGCGAAACAATACCGTGTTCTGTCCAGTCAACTGAGGCAAGACGGTCAAAGGTTTTCTGGGACTGCCTTTAATCTTTACGCAGGGGGTATTTCTATCTCGGACATTAACACTAACCGTAAGAACCCTGATAGGCCCCAACCTGCATTTCGTAAAGACCGTTTTGACAATCCTTACGGTGCTAATCGAGACCCCTCTTACTACGACGGAAATGAATGATCTTTCGTGCGGCTGACATTAAATACCTTATCGAAGACCACGGGAAAGAGGTCACTTATTCCCATGTAGGGTCTGTGGGGTCTTACGTTCCGGGGAGTGGTCTCACGGGAGGTTCCTCCACAGATTACACTGTTGTGGTGTATACCTACAATTACCGTCTTGAGGAAGTGGACGGTGATAGTATCCTCAGAGGAGATAGACGGGCTGCTATGCCTACCAAGGATGTAAATGGGGATACACTACCTGAACCTGAACCGGGTGACACTCTTGCTGGTGAAGGGGATGAGGTTACTGTGGTTTCTGTCTCTCAGATCATGTCCGGTCCAGAGGCAGTCTGTTACATACTACAGGTCAGAGAATGAAGCTGAATGTCCAAGTCAACCGTGGCCTAGATGGTAAGTTCCAGAAACTGTCTAACATGCTTGAGGGATACCGAGATGAATACCTTGAGCGTATGGGTTTTGAACTTGTAGCTAACTCCCCTTCTGATACCGGAACATACATTACAAACCACAATATCGGAACGTCAGAGGTTTCAGCTACCCTAGAGCAACAAGGTCAACGTAGACCCCGAGGAACAGGGCCTTTCGATCACCCTAATCACTCACTGTATGTCCAACAAGGCTACGAGAAACTTCTAGCGGATATTGCAGCCCTCCCAACAGAAACAATGAGAGTGGTATTCTCTAACGCCACAACTTACCAAGATGAGGTTGAGTATGAGCATGGTTACGCTCCTTATGGCAGGACTTCTAGGGAACACTCTCGTATTGCACAAGAAGCTGCTGAAGCCGTAAAGTCTAGGAATAGGTAATGTCAATCTACAGCGATATTCGGACTGCACTAGAGACAAGGCTTTACAACACAAGCAATATCCCTGTTATCGCATGGGAGAATGTTGATTACAGCCCCAC